ACAGGGGGATAAAAAATTGTTTTAGGAGGATTGAGTATATAGTTTGTATCTGGTAGGTTTGGTAAGTATATTTCATCCATGTTATGAGAGAAGCTTTTGCTAGAGCCTTAGTACCTGTAACCATAATAACTTTTGTAGGAATTATGGCACTAGCTCCTTTGTACGTCACCATGTCTATGATGACAAGGCAGATGCAACATAAGACTAATTAATCAGCAGCTTCGGCAACTCCTCCATCTGCTACCCATTCTAAATAGGCTTGGTAATCGCTGTTTGCTTCGTCTTTAGGTATGTTCAACCTAATATTATTTGATTCTTTTAAAATAATTTGTGTTTCTACTCCATCAAAAGTAGAGTTATACAATTTATAAATTGGATTTGTTGGAAATGGCATAATTTAAAGCTCCGCAGACAATGCTAGTTTACTATTTGCGTTATAACACCTTAAACTAGCTACAGTACCAGGGTTTCCTGCTTGCTCAATAAAAATACGGTTATTCCTTGATTCTCCAGTTATACTTAAAGTATTTACATTAACACCGCCACTTGTTCCATAAGCTCTAAAAGCATTAGTAAAATTACTTACCTCAACAGTAGGAGTGGCTCGCATTGTAACTGATAAATCAACTACAGAATATATATAGGAGCTTACTGTAAAAACACTTCCAATAATATGATTTTCTCCTTCAGCAACCACTTGATAGTACCTCTGACACCTTCTTAATTCATCGGCAAAGCTTAAAAATTCAAAGTCGCTGGCATGATCCGAAACTTCTAATTGAACTCCTGTAATTTCAAGTGTCGCATCATTTGTTGTGTACCACGTTGAGGTATTATCCTTCATTCTTGTACTAGCAGCATAAGCAGCCCAAGCATTTTCAGTAATAGAATTATCGGTATAATCTGTTCCATAAAAACCAGCTAAAACTATTAGCAACCCTTTATCGTTGTCATTATCAAACTGTAAATTAGAACTACCAGGAATTGTTTTGGTGATTTTTGTCCAAGTGTCTTGAGTTAAAGAGCCAGTATCAAAAGCATATCTTTGACTTGTTCCGTCTCTTGATCTTAAAAAACCTTTAAAACTTTGAGCAACACTTGATTTTATCCAAAAACTTAAGGTCACATTACTAGAACTTGAAGTATAATTCCAACCACTATTTGCCATATCTTGTGCTTCAACATGATATTCTATACCAAGAAAATCAGCAGAACCTGCACCACTTGTTTGATTTCCGTTTGTTATTCTTAACGCTTTTCTAAAACCTAAAGTATAGGGTGTAGTACCACTTGCAACATCAACTTGTGCTTGTGTAGGTGCTTCATCTGTACCACCATAACCCACACTAAATCTATCAACACTTCCATATCCATTGGTAGTAGATGACAAACCACGTTGAGCTATTAGACATGCTCCGTTTACCACCAAATTTTTACCTTGCCTGTTGCTTAAGTTGGCAGTACACGTTCCATCAGAATTATTTACGGTAATAGCAGCAGCACTAGCTCCTACGCCTTTTATTGAATTTACTTTGATTTCACTCATGGTTTTGGATTAGCGTCCTTTACAGCTTTA